GTGGGAGATGAAAATAGTTTTTGGGTCTTTTGCATAATCACGCAATTGTTTGAAATGCATTAGTGGTACGCTATCTTTCATAAATCCCTTTAACGCGCAAATAGGGGTAAACCAGTCGTCTTTTATATTCGTACCAACTCCTAAACACAACACGTCAGTACTCGGATCAGCAGCATATTTAGCTGCCCCAACTGCTTTGAGATCAGCTAGGGAGCGAGTTTCAAAATCTAGGTAGATTTTATTCATTGTGCGTAAGTCTTTCTCTTAAAAGCGACATCATTTCACTTCTATTAAGTCCGTAATGTTTATTCCTAGATTCTTCCCATCCGTCCATCCAGTCTTGATTAATTTTTCCGGCTTCAAACATTCCGCTAGCTTGGCCTATACCAAATTGAAAAGTTAGAAAATCAGAAAACAATTTAAGCCATTCTTCATTAGTGGTTGGCGTTTTACTATTCATTCACCAACTCCCAACACTGCGCATACCCCGCTATATCAACAGCGGTATCACGTTTATAGCTTTGTTTACCGCGGCAAATTTTTAAACAAAGCATCATCAAGATAACTTCATCAGAAGTAACCCTTAAAAAAGGGCTCCGCCCAGGAACGCTTAAAATAACTGACCACATTTCTGCTATTTCAGCAAAATTTGTTTTAGGATGCCCATATTCCGCTCTACGCGGCCCATTAACGAGCCGCGCTGCTTCTTCTAATATTGTTTCTGTCATATATCGAACTCTTCTTCGTCTTCAGCCTTTACGGTGCCAAAATCATCAGCTTCAATTTCTTCAAAAGCTTTAGCTGCCGTAGTTGCGCTACCAACAAACGGCGTACCGTCTTTGACTTTCATAATATGCTGCATTCCTAAGCTAACGCCTTTCTTACCGCTGTTTTCCCAAGCAAATGCGGTTACCGAAACAATAGCGTAGCAACCTGAATAGAAGTCAGCTTTGTTTATAATTTCCTCTTTATCGGGGCCTACAATCTCAGGTGCTCTACCTTTAGAAGTTACTTTTAAAATTATCTTGTCTTTGTATTCAGGATATTTCTCTGCATCTACTGGATCTGAAAAGAAATCATCCGCTTTATACCCTTTAGCCGTTCTGATAGGACCAGTGACAGGAGTGCTTAATTTAGGCCATTTATCTTTTTTGGTGTCAATCAGCAACTGTTTGATCTTATTCCAACGTTCTTTATCCTTTTTAGACAAGTCTGTAGGCCGATCCATTATAAGAACCATGTCGTAAGTTTCAGTCCCTTCACGTGGTTTCCATACGTTGCAGAAACTTACTCTGCATATTGGGCTTAAATAGTGTGTTGATTTTTTTGGTTCTGTTTTTGTTGTCATTTTTGTTTTTCCTTTTCTTTTTGGGTTTATTGTTATTTTCCAGTCATCGGTCATTCCTATTTTTAACCCATCCCTATTCATTGTATAGAGTATTCTATCTTGAGCAGGGCCGGTAGGAATTATTTCACTCATTCTATCTCACTAAACACTTCTTTTACTGTTATTTCCTTCCCATTAGCTTTTTTCAATGCGTAACCGGTGAAGGGTTTTTCTGTCAGTTCTTTAATATCTATTTTTACTCCTTGATTTTTAATAGCTTTTTCCATTTGAGCAGGAGACAGCAATTTTCTTTCGTATGCCCAAGCATAATCGCCAAAATGGTCTTGCGCCCCATCCTTCCACTTCCTATTACCCCATTTCTTTTCATAGCTATAACCAGGAATTTTTGTATTCTTACTAGCTAATTCAGCAGCATGTTCGTTTAATCGTTTATAAAACGCCATTACCATTGATTCTTTATCTAGTAATTCCGCTATTTGTTTTGGAGTTATAACTTCAATCCATTTCTTAGCTTCATTATTTCCATCTACTACTAATTCACTTTTAAAAGCTAAAGTAGCTACTGCCAAATTTTCTTTCTTCAATGCTGGGCAAGTAAGAGCAGCAGGGCAGTATTTACACCAATCACCTGGATTGAGTGGGGCATCTGGTTGTTTAGCTATACGAATAACACCTTGTATAGTATCGTAAAAACGCCAACAGCCGCTTGAGCTTATTAGATCTTCAGGCGTCAGCTCAAACGTTTTAATAGCTTCTCCCGCGCCTCTAGGCTGAATTATATTCATTTGAATAATAGGAAGTTCTAACCTTTCATCCTTAGGTAGTTCTAGTAATCTACCTAGCGCATAAATCATCATTTGCTCATTCATTTCAGCATCAATTTGAATCCCAGCACCATGCTTATAATCATTAACTATAAGAATGCGGTAAGGGCTGTAAATAATACTGTCAGCAGTACCAAAACAATCATCTGTAATTTTGACTTTACGTTCTATTTCTGGCTCTTCGTCGTATTTAGCTTCTTGTTTTAAAACTAGATCCACATAAACATTAACCGCTTCTAGCATTTCTTTGCTAACTTTAACCCTAAAACCGTCTTGTTCCATTTCCCATATATCTTGTTCAATTTCCCATATATCAGGAATAGTCATAGAACCAACAGCTAATTTCCGAGCAGCGATATAATGCGCCACCGTCCCCTCAGCGCTATAAAAATTAGGTTTTTGACGTGGTAAACCCTTGCATAGATTTATTGATCCAGGGCAATTGATCCAGCGTTTAGCAGCGCTTGGGCTATAAACTGCGTGTTTTTCTTCTTTGGGTAAAACAGAGGGTAATTCTTTTAAATCATGCTGCGTAAGATATTCTTGTTTTAGGTCATTATATTTAGACATTGGTTGACTTCCTTTTAATGTATTGCTGGTTTTCTTTGCTTTTCAGAGCCAGCGTGAAAATCATGAATGATTCGATTTTAGCTCTTACGAGTTAGAGTAATCTGCAAATGTCTCTGGTAGGAATCGAACCTACGACCTATTACCCTTTCGGGAATTACATTCTAACCAGCTGAACTACAGAGACAAATGGAAGGGGTTCCGTTTTTAACGTCAGATCTACCCCTCGCCCTAAGTGTGACGTTTGCCAACTGCGATGTAGGCAAACCTTATATATCTAAATCGTCACTCGCTTCAGCTTCAGGCACAAAAGTACCGCTAACCCGTTCAAATGCTCTAATAGCATTCTTATAGTCGCTTTCTTGTAAGTCTTCAATCTTTTCACAATCAAATTCTCCAAGTACGCGTTTAACGTGTTTCTTGCCTTCTGCAACGCCTTTTTCTTTATTCCCTACTGATTTGATAGCTGACTTAATCAAGCCATTAGCAGCGATGCGTACATCATCCTCAGTAAGTTTTTCCTCTACACTTACAGGAGCCGCTTTTGAGGGTGCCTTTGCATTCTTGGTTGTCGCACTTGCCGCTTTTGAGCCTTTCACTGACTTTGGGGCTTCTTCAACTTCAAGCTCTTCTTTTTCTTCCTCTTCTAGTTTTTCATCAAGCTTAGGATCTAGCTCAGCTGACTTGCTCAAGTGATTGTGAATCATCTCCAGTCTGTCCGCTATTCTCTTTTGCTGCAATAATATGCTTTCTAATACATTCTCTAAGGGCATTTTTCAATTCTCCATTCTCTTTTAGTAATTCTTCGTTATCAGTTTCCAATTTTAGCAGTTGACTTACACAATCTTGCGACCAACCACGAAAACTTAATTTACTTGACAGCTTTAACTCTTTTTCCATTGCTTAACACTTTATCTATCACTTTGGATTTCTTAGTATATACACCAAAAATAGATTCGTCTAGTGTTTCTCTTGCAATTATTGGGTAAACTCTAACTAATTCTGTTTGTCCAATTCTATGGAGTCTCCCAATAGCTTGATCAAAAGTACCAGCACTCCAATCAGGCTCAGCCATAACCATACAGTTGGAGTGTTGTTGAAGTCCATCAGTTCCTGTACCAGCAGCATTATACTGAAGCACAATAATCCTACAGCTTGGTTCGTGTTTAAACTGCTTAAGAGCAAACGTTTTATCTTCATATGTTAGACTCCCATATATAAACACTGGATCGTATTTAGCTAATTTATCGTGATTGGCAATACCTTCAATAACGGAGCGGCTATATGCAAAAACTACCAGCTTATTTTTCTCTGATTCCACTTTATCGAGAACATATGAAACTACAAAAGGGATTTTGGCCAATCCTAATTTCATACGTAGGGTTGCTAGTGGCGTATCTGATTGATCTTCTTCGATGTCTACTTTACAATATATCGGGGAAATAATTTTTTCAGGCAGTTGCTGATAAACGTCCTTCATTTCACGCCTAAGCATAAACTTGCTAAGCCTTTCTTTCAATTCTTCTACATTACTAGCGCCATCGTAATTTATTCCGTAGTCGTTTGGTTGTGGGTCGCAGAAATGATTTCCAAAAGCTTCAAACGTTGAGTATGGTTCAATTGTACTAGCATCCAATGTTCTGAGAATAGGAAAAAGCTCAATCGGTCTATTTGGCATTGGAGTGCCCGTAAGCAGCCATTTACGATGGGCAACCGAAATGAGTGGCGAACGTTTTCCAGTTTTAGCCAAAATAATATGAGTAATTTTAGCGCTTGCCTCCTTAAGACGGTGCGCTTCATCCACAATGCATAGTGCAAATCTCCGTCTAAACAATTGTTTGAGGATCGCATTCTTACCTTCCTTTGTATAAAGCAGCTCGTAATTTACAATAATTACTGGCTTGTTGCTGATAATACAGCTTTTAGTATTAATTATTTGGATGCTTTCTGGCCCAAATGTAGTCCATTGGTTTACGTGGTGCGCCCAAGTTTCTTTTATGATAGCTGGACATATTATAAGGATGCTACAACAACCAAGCTCTGCTGCGGCTGATAAAGCTTGAATAGTCTTACCCAAGCCCATCTCATCAGCAAGTAGCCTATGCGGCTCTTCCATAAGGAATTTAACGCCAGTTTTTTGAAAGGGGAATAGCATTATTTATAGGTCACTCGCGTAATTTTCTTCATATTCTGTTTTAACCCATACCCATAAACGCAGATTATTTATTCTTTTTTGCGTATGTTTATACCCTATTTTTTCCATAACTTTAGCTACCCTATTTTTATGGTATTTGGTATATTGCGCCCCTTTTAAACTTAAAGCATTATCAGCAATTTGAGCAGAAGTAAATTCTTCTATTTCCGTTCTATCTAGCCAAGATAATATTGTTTCTTCCCACGGATCATTACCTACTCTTAATGCCGCTTGCTCATTTGCCATTTTAATTATTTCTGGGTCTTTTATGTGCCATTTTTCACCTTGTTTATATCGGTGATAAGCTTCTGCAAATAGCTGATCCCTATCGCGTATTATTCCTGCTAAATCAATATCCCCACTTGTTGCTACTGGCCAAAAACGCCTATTACCTTCAGTGTCAGATAAATAACCCTCTCCGGCTTCAGGGTTAACAGTACCTATAAAAATGCTTTGACGCGGGAATTCTTCAGTATATCTATTGTAGGGCATTCTTACAACATCATGTGTTAATGTTAGGAAGCGTTTAATAGCCTGTGCTTCTCCACGTTTTAGGAATTCTAATTCAGAT